TTCTGGAAATAAAACTTTTACCTTTACGAGTGGTGACGTAAACAAAGGCACTTGGTATTGGATGGTTTTTTCAGACGAAGATGGAGGCTCTGGTTCGGGAGGATTAAACACAATTGGTAATTATGGGCCACTTTTTCGGTCAGGCAAAGCATCTGCAATTACGAGCATCACCGATCATGCTTCCAATGGTGATATTAAATGTCAAATCATTGGCGAAACAACCGAAGAACCAGAACCCGACCACGATACCTTGTTGCTCATTCATTCGGACACTACGGATGGTTCAACGACCTTCGTTGATTCAAGTCAGTTTGGCAGAACTATAACCGTTGGTGGAAACGCACAACATGACACTGCACAAAATGTTCTCTCGACTGCAAGTTCGATATTGCTGGACGGAACGGGTGATTATTTGACCGTTCCTGACAGTACCGATTGGAATTTTGGAACTTCGGCTTTTACTTTGGATTGGCATTTTCGATCCGCAGGAATTACCTCAACTCAGGCAATGGTAAAAAAGGGAAATGCCTCAACTTGGAGTGGCATACAATGGATTTCTTGGATTGCATCTAGCAAATTGTATTTTCAAGTCAGCAACAACGGGAGTACCGGAATAACGCTGACTGGTACGACAACGCTGTCGTCAAACACTTGGTATCACGTTGCGTTAGTGCGAAAAGCAAACGTGTTTACCTTATTTTTAAATGGAACAAGTGAGGTTTCTACGACCAGCAGTTTGACTATGCTTGACTCAAGCCATCCAGTTTCAATCGGAATTGCCTCAGATTTATCCTCTAGAGCCTTCAACGGTCATCTATCGGAAATAAGAATTTCACGGGTTGCAAGGTGGGATGCTAATTTTACACCGCCAACTTCACCTTATCCATAGGAGTTAATAATGTTTGCACAAATAAAAGATGGTGCGGTGGTTAAGGTGATCCCTCGACCCGTACCTTTAACAATAAATGATATTCAATATCCCAAGAATATTTTTCAGGTATGGACTAAGGCAGAGTTAAAAGCTATTGACTTATTACCTTATTCCGAAAATACGGTTGACAATCGGTTTTATATAAGGGGCAATTTAAGCTATGAGGTCAAAGCTGATGAAGTAATTGGAACTTACGCACAAACAGCTAAAGACAACGATGATCTGAAAAATAAGATGATTGAAGAAGTAAAGCGACAAGCGTCCAGACATTTAGAGGCTACCGATTGGATGGCAATAAGGGCGAGTGAAGGTGGGAGTGCGATACCTGATGCTGTTAAAACTTATAGAACGGCAGTAAGAAAAGAAAGCAACGACAAGGAAACAGAAATTAAAGCCTTGAGCAACTTGGATGCAATCAAACTTTATCAGGCAACGCCCTATATATTGACTAGAAAGAATGAGGATGGCGAAAACTACACTACAGAATACGATGTGAATTTGGCACAACATTATTTTGCTGACGATCCATTGAATAGTGATCCTGATTTTGTAAGTTTGGTCAAGAAGTAGATGATTAGATTGTATTCAATATTAGCAATTATAGTAGGAACAATAATCTTTTATTTTTATCAACTTGGTTTTAACTTATATACAAACTAATGAATGGAAACTATACTCCACAATGCATGGTCATTATTTGTAGCAATAGGTTGGTTCTTTCTAAATCGTATAACTTCAAAAGTAGATGCGTTAGAGAAAGAGAAAGCAGATATTTCAATAGTTAAACATAATTCTGGATTAATACATGAAGGAGATAAACGTATAGATCAGCTTCAACATACAACTGTACCAAGACAAGAGTATAAATATGACGTAGCTTCCTTACATCTTAGATTGAATGAGATGGAAAAATCTAAAGAAGATAAAGTGCAGGATATTAGAATTATAGAAAACAGAAAGGAAACTAGTGGAAAAACTAAATGAACTTGTACTAGCTACTACCGCTAGTTTCGCTGCTATGGGTGTTTGGTTTTTTAAGCGTTTATTTAAATCTATTGATATAGCACATGAACGTATAGATAAACTAGAGTCTCAACAAGTAGATAGAAATTATTTAGAAACACAATTAGCACCAATACGAGAAGACTTAAATATTATTCTTCAACATTTATTGGAGAAGAAAAGTGATTGAGAAAAAAGCTTATACTAAACTTTCAAGAGATATTATCTATAATAAAGATAACCTAAATAGACTAGTAATTATTGAATGGTTTGATCCTTATGATGAAAGTGATGAAATTACTATAGATACTTTGAATGTTCAACGAGCTGTATATGAGTCTTGTGGTTTTCTCATGGGAGTATCTAATGATCATGTGGTTATTGGATATAATAAAGACATGAGTGAGATAGGTAAATACAAGGGTTATGGGAGTATTCCCATGTCTCTTATTACTAATGCACATCTAATGGATAGGAATTGTTAAATGGATATGTTTAAAGGTTTTCCCTGGATGATGGTAATGATGGTTATTATTGGTTGGTGCTTAGGCTATTTTGTCTGTGCTCCTGCCGTTCCTTAAGGAGAAGAGATGCACGAACTAGTAGATATGTTTATGGGTCAACAATGGTTTCAAATAGCAGGTGAAATTGTTTTAATTTTTACAGCAGTAACAGGAGCTTTACCGGATAAATGGGTACAAAAGGTTCCAATGTTAGGTACTATGTGGCCTATCTTTAACTGGCTTGCTGGTAATGTATTTAATAATATTAACCATCCTAATGGTATGGCTGCTAAAGTTGAAGTGGAGGAAGCAATTGATAAGGCAAAAGCTAAGGTGCGTGAGCGTGATGGTATGCCTGATGTACTTAACGGGCTGTAGCAGTCTAGCTAAAGAAATGATAGCTCCTGTAGCTAACTTTGGTTTGGGGCTTTACAATGCTGACACATACTACTCAAAGGAATGTGCTTGGTATGAGAAGGTAGAGTTTAGCCCACAAACTAAAGAATGGTTAAAAACCAACAATCCACCTGAGTTAGTTGTAAAAGACTTAGGTAAGGTTGCTAGAAATAACGATATATACAAAGAAGTTTGTGACTAAAAGTATATTTAATTTATCATTTCAAGAAAGACGTTGCCAACTAGGTATACATAATTATATAAATTTTATGGATTCTCCTATAGAGATAGAATATAAATTAGATATACCTAATGAAGTATTAATATGTAAAAAATGTGGGTGTATGACAACACCTAAAGAATTATTAGATAGAGAGGTGTGTGATGAGTAATGGAACAGTAAATGACTTAGGAGAGCTTCATGGATTACTTGCGAGAACTCTTGCTGAAAATATTAAGTCTGGTGAGGCTACCCCTGCACACCTCAATGTGGCAAGGCAGTTCCTCAGAGACAATAATATTGAGTGTCTTGGTACTAATAATGCAGATATAAAATCACTAGTCGAGGAATTACCTTTTGATGAAACCCCTAGAAAGCAAGAGTCAACTTCAGTTAATTAAAGATGACTTCCGTAACTTTCTTTATCTTGCTTGGAAGCATCTCGCTTTACCTGAGCCTACTCCTATACAATATGATATCGCTGAGTATCTCCAGAATGGTCCTAAGAGACTTATTATCCAAGCCTTTAGAGGAGTCGGTAAATCTTGGATTACTTCTGCTTTTGTGGTCTGGAAGTTACTCTGTGATCCTCAATTAAAATTTTTAGTCGTATCTGCATCTAAACAGAGGTCTGATGATTTCAGCACGTTTACAAAAAGAATCATTAACGAAATGCCAATTTTACAACACTTACGAGCACGAGAAGATCAGCGTAACTCCAATGTGGCCTTTGACGTTGCTCCTAGTCGTGCTTCCCATGCTCCTTCTGTCAAGTCTGTTGGTATTACTGGGCAGATTGTCGGTAGCCGTGCTCACATAATTATTGCTGATGACGTAGAAGTTCTAAGTAATGCTCTTACTCAGGTAATGAGAGATAAGTTAGGAGAAGTAGTCAAAGAGTTTGATGCTGTAGTCATGCCGAAAGTAGGACGCATAGTTTACTTAGGAACACCTCAAGTTGAAGAGAGTCTTTACACTAATCTACAGACTAGAGGTTACAAGTGTCGTATATGGCCCGCCAGGATGCCTGAGAGCCGTTTAAAGACGTTTTATGGGACTAAGCTAGCCCCTTTCATTACTACATTAAAAAAGACCGTAGGAGAGCCTACAGACCCCTTCAGGTTCGATGACCTAGATTTAGTAGAAAGAGAAGCATCTTATGGTAAATCAGGGTTTGCCTTACAGTTTATGCTGGATACTTCCGGTGAAGATGACCAGAGATACCCACTTAAGCTTAGAGATTTACTTGTAATCCCTTTAAATACAGAAAAAGCTCCTGGCAGAGTCCAGTGGGCTAGAGATGATCTCATGGATTTACCGGCTGTTGGACTTTCAGGAGACTATTTCTACAAACCTTTCGAGGTTTCTACGGATTACTACGAGTATACGGGTGCTGCCATGCATATAGATCCTGCTGGTAGAGGAGCTGATGAGACAGGATACGTTGTTACCAAGATATTAAACGGTAGAATCTTCGTATTAGCTGTAGGTGGACTGAAAGGTGGCTATGATAAGCCTACATTACGCAAATTAGCCTTAATAGCCCAAGCTCATAAGGTTAATACCATAGAAATTGAAGCTAATTTCGGTGATGGTATGTATACAGAGCTGTTTAAACCTGTATTAAACCAGTTTCACCAGTGTAATGTAGAAGAAATAAAGCATTCCAAGCAGAAAGAAGCAAGAATTATAGATGTATTAGAACCTATAATGAATCAACATAGGTTGATTATAAGTTTAACTGAAGCTGAAAGAGACTACGAGGAGAATAAAGAAGAGCCTCGTAGACAATTGTTTTATCAAATGACTCGTCTTACCAGAGATAAAGGTTCACTCCAGTATGACGATAGAATAGATGTTCTCGCTATGGGAGTTAATTACTGGGTAGAACAAATGGCTGCTGATGAAGCTATAGCCTATAATGACCGTAGGATAGAAGAACTAGAGGAAAATATAAAATCATTTATGAACACTGCTGAAGTGAGTCAAGAAGATGAGAATGTATGGGTTAAAGTATGATCTGGTTACTTATAGTAATACACTTAAACCTTACAGCAACTCCTATTCAAGTTCAACATGGAGAAATAATAGGTACGTTTCCAAATCAAGAAGCATGTATAAAGAAACATACAGAATTCTTTGATCAAGCTAAAGAAGAAAAACGTCCTATTCCTCCTTATTTTAATCTAGGATGTGTCCCTTTTAAAAGGACAATAATGTGAGAATAATAGACAAGAAATCTAAATACGAACTTGAGAACCAAGTGATCAACAAAATGTTCAGAGACAAGCGTTTCAGAACGAGAAAAGTAGAACGTAACCACAAATCTAAGGAGCTTCAAAATGAAAGACGCGAAAAAAATAAGCGGAAATACCGCTTCTATGGACTTCAATTCGAGCCTTGGGAGGCGTAATCCTGTTCCTTCTCCGCGAGATACAAGTTCAATGACAGTAAAAAACAAGGGAGTACGAAAAGTTTATACT